GCTGTCCCGCCCGTTCAGGAACTACATGCCCATCCGCATACGGTACGCCTGGGCCTTGCCCTCATCCTCCATGCCGTCCTCGGCCATGTCGGACATCTCGGCATCCTTCTTCATCTTCATCATCTTCATTCCGACAGAAGGCATCGCCTCCTCTTCGGTGGGCTCCTCTTCCATGCCGGGCTTCGGCGCCATCTCGATCTTCGTCATCACCACGCGCACGACCTCGGGCTGTCCCTTCAGCATGGACGCCAACTCCTCGGGCGACTTGCCCTTGGTGCTGTCATCGAGCTGCGCCGCCATGAACAGCGTCTTCGCGTCGGTGTTGAGGTTGAGCGCCTTGATGGCTTCCTCGATGGGCTTGAGCTTCCCGTCAGCCTCGGCCTTCTCGACCGTCGCCTTGAGGATCTCCTTGAGCTTCGCGGTCATGCCGCCGTCTTCGTTCATGTCCTTCACTGTGGCCTCCTAAGGTGCCGCCCGCTGATCGGGTCATAGCCGTTGTTGCGCTCACGGACGATCTCGGCCCACTGCTGGCTGTCGATCCCTCGGGCACGTCGCGCCTCCCATGCCCGATGCTTGTGGAAGTCGGCGCGCTCGTGTCGATCCGAGTTGCTGACCTCAACGATCTTCTGACCGGTGTTGCGCTCGACCACCGCTTTGTAAGCGTTCCAGTCCTCGCGGGTCTCGTAGGTCACACCGTCATGGGTGAGCGGCTTCCACATGCCGACCGTAGAAGCGACGGACGTGCCTCGCGGGTACCATCCGTTCTTGCGCGCCTTACCGCACTCGGGGCACGGGGGCGGTCCCTCGGAGCGGCGATACAGAACGCCGATCTCCCAGTGGCCCTCTTCGCAGTTGAGGTCGAACGTGATGAAGCTCATGCCATTGCCTCTTCGCTGGTGATGGGTGCAGCCGCCTGATCAGCGACGGCTTGCTGCTGCGGCGGCATCTGCGCTGCTGGCTCCGCGATGCCCTGCGCCTGAAGAATGGCGGCAGCATCCTGCGGTGTGGCAGCAGGAGCAGGAGCAGAAGAAGGTGCAGGACCAGCACCAGCAGGAGCGGGTGCGCCTTCCTTCTTGAGCAGCCGCGGGGAGAGTTGAAACACCTCGAGGAACTGCTTCGTCACCTCGACCGTGTCGATGAACGGGTTGTTCAGCAGGAACTCCATCGCTGCCTTGAACTGCTCCTGAAGCACAGCGCGGTTGCTCTCCATCGGGGAGTACGGCACCACCTTGAACTTCACGCGCACGCCCTCAAGCGTGGACGGGTGGATGGGCTCGGCGTCGGAGTAGCCGGTGAACTCCACGATCTTCTCTTCCTGCATGAACTTGCTGGCGAGGAAGGCGATCTTCTCTGCGACCTCGACCGTCACCGTGTCGATCTTGCGCTGGCGAGCAGACAGACGGTTGCGGAGCTGGCCCTCGACAAGCGCCAACTCGGTCGCCGTGCGCGCACCCGTGACCTGACCACGCTGTGCGTCCGCGAGCGCAGACACGGTAGCGATGCTCTTCTCGAGCGCAGCCGCCATCTCAAAGAGCGCACCAGGAGGCTGCGGCATCGGGTACGGGTAGAAGCTGTTCTGCAGCGGCTGGTTGTTCGTCGTGCGGATGCCGATCATCGATCCGACCGGCGCCTCTTGCGCGAGAGCCACGTCCTCGCTCTGCAGCGCGGTGCTGTCATACGCCGTCTTCGGGATCGACAGCCGCGCGATGTTCAGCAGGTAGGTGCGGATGTGGTTCAGCTCTTCCTGATTGTCGCTGATCAGAGCGATGTCGGAGAGGCCACGGCAGTCCTGCCCGTTGTTGTTGAGCGCGATGATGCTGTACGGGTTGTACAGCAGCGCATCCTCCATGAGCGGCTCCTCATGGTCGGGGTGCATGTGAACGACGCGCCCGCTCTCGATGTCGTACACCTCGTACACGACGATCCAGTTCTGCCAGTTCTTGAGCTGCTCGCGAGAGACCCCGGTGCCGAGATCGTAGTTGAGCCAGCGAGGGTAGGTGTCTCCCTTGAGGCTATTCGCCCACGGCTTGTACATGCCTTGAGCGATGCGATCCTTGAGGTCTTCCTCGCTGATGACCGTCGCCTCGATCCAGTACCGGATGTCGGACGGACGCCGTGCGGTGAGGTCGAAGAAGACCGCTCGCATGTCGCACGCCCGCACCAGCGGAAGATCCTGCTGCTTGTCCCACACGGTCTTCAGCACGCCACGACCATAGAGGACCGCGTCCTGCACCGCGAGGACCAGCTCGCTGTAGTAGTCGCTGGTGTCGAGCGCGAGGTTGACCACGCCCTCCATGCCGCGAAGAGCATCACCGGGAGACGGGCCACGGGAGAGCGCGGTCACCTGCGGGTTGCGGGGGATCAGCGAGGAGAGCGCCGTCTCGGTGATGGCGAACGTGAGGTTGATCGAGGTGACGATCAACTCGCTCTCGGTCGGACCAGCCGACTCGCGGTCGGTGTAGAACTTGCCTTGGTAGAACCGCAGCAGCCGATCGAAGGCAAGCTTCTCCGTACTCTTGTACGACTCGACGTGCCTTTGGATCGTAGGGAGGTACTCGTTGAGCTTCATGGGTGGATCCCTAGTGTCTTGCGACGGCGAGGCTGGAAGAGCTTGTCGAGGATGTTGACCGACAGACCAGAAGTCTGACCAGGCTTCAGTACATGCGGACGGCTACTGCCCGCTGGACGCAGCCCATATCCCCGCTGCCTAAACATAGCAGCAGCGATCATAACGGTGATGGCCCTGTCGAAGTGGTGGCGTCCATGCTCGCCCTTTCCACGCTTACGGCTCTGACCGTCCCACTGCATGAGTTGATGGATGGTCGCCTTCGTCTTCAGGTGGATGTCGTTCTGGCGAAGTTGCTCGACCAGCGTCACGATGGCCGCGCTCTTGCCGGTCGCGGTCATGTAGAAGCCGGGGTGGTTAGCGTTCGTGTGGTAGAGCTTCGGGCACCGCGCAGACATGAGCGCTTGGACGCATGCGGGGGCGTTGCTCTCCACCACCACGTCGCAGTCCCAGTGCGACTGGATGCGCATGATGCGTGCAGCGAGGCGACCTGGGTCTTCACGACCAGACCACGACATCACCTCGGTGCGGTCCCACGCGTTCCACATGGTGATGGCGCTCGGGTCTCCGTCGCTACCGTAGCCGGCAGGGTCGCACGTCAGAAGGTACGGGACGCCTTCCTCGCGGTCTTCGAAGTAATGCTCACGACCATCGATGGTGGCGACGGCATCCGTCAGCATGGGCAGCAGCGCATCTGAAGGAAGGATGTTGCCGCTCTCTGCCGCCCATCCGTCATACGGGCCGTAGGGGTACTTGTGCCGGAACTTGTTGTCGTCACCGATGAACTCGGTGTCGAGACGCGCACGCCTGAACGCGAGGTGCGCGTAGGTGATGCCCTCAAGTTCTTCCATCAGCCGCAACTCGGTCTGGTCTGGGATGAACGTCGGGTCGTGGATGGTGCAGGTGTCGTCCAGCCACCACTTGAGGAAGACCGGGTGGAACTGGCTCGAGCCTTCAAGCGCCTTGAGCCACATCGTGTGCGAGGTCGTTCCCTGCCTACCAGGGGTGGACTCCATCACGACGCGGGCGTTCTGCCTCTTCGCGACGGACGGGAAGAAGTGCGCGTTAAAGTTGTCCTGATCGTTGAACTCGTCGTACTCGGTGACGACGACGCGGTCGGGGCTGTTGCCGATGGCTGGCGTGCCGGTCGCTGCGGTGATGGTCTTGATGCGCCCACCGTGGACGAACTCCATCTCGCGCTTCGCCGGGTCACGACCAGAGCGGGTGGGGATCTTGATGGCGTCCGGCAGGTAGTCATACGCGTAGCGAGCGCGGCCCCACGCCGTCTCTGCCGTGTCGTACTTCTCTGCGATCAGCACGCCCTGCACGCCTGGGCTGTACATGCACTGACCGAGCAGATCAAGGATCATCAGCGTGGTGATCTTCGCCTGACGATACTTCTTGATCATCACCCAGCGGTGATTGATGCACGCGTCCAGCACCTGCTGCTGCGTGGGCGTGATGTTCAGCGACCCGATGCTCTCGTCTTCGCGAACGATTCGACAGATGCTGACGAACCGGTCTCGCTGCATCGCGGCCCTTACGGCTGCTGCATCAAGCGGCGTGGTAGTCCCGTTGCGTGCCATGCGCTCCCTTATCTACTTCTTCGCCGCTTTTCCACGAGCAAGAGCAGCGGCTACTCTCTTCTGTCTGCTGCCGGGGAGTAGGTCGTTGTCCTGCGTGTACTTCGGGTTGCGAGGACTACCGGTCTTCAAGAGGTGAAGAAAGGCGTTCACGCGCGCCATCGCCCACTGCTGCCGGCTCTTGACCACCGGACTGTGGCTCTGGCTGAACGCACCTGCTCCGCGCCGCCACACCGTCTTCAGCATTCCGAGCGTAGCCTTCTTGTCCGAGTCCTTGTTGTGGTCGGACACTTTCTGCTCGAGCGAGGCGACGATCTCATCGCTTAACTGAATGCCTTCGTTCGCAGCAGACGCGCTACCAGCAGGGTTCGTCTTCGACCCGGTGATGCGCTCGGACGGCTTTGCTGGCGTGTCGGACTTCGGAGCCTTCTCCATGCGCCCTACTTCTTCGGCAACTTGCCGTGCCCGGCCTTGCGCGCAGTCTCGAGAGCGATGGCGATTCGCTGCTTCTGGCTCATCTTCGGCTTCTCTTTCGCCATCATGCTGATGTTCTTGCTGATGGCTTCACGGCTGAACTCTTTAGACAGCGGCATCTTTCACCTCATGGACGTGCCTAGCGTGATGCTGGTGCGGGTGGTAGTCTAGCGCATCCGGCAAAGCACATCCCGTGCAGGTAGGGCTGGAGCCCGAAAGGGTCTGGAGGAATCAATGCCGTTCGTTCGTCGTAACGCCATCTGGAATGGCGAGGTCACTGCCCCCAAGCTCGCGAGCAACGCCTTCAGCGGCGTGATTCTTGCGAACGCCACAGCGTACAGCGCCGACAACACGGCGCCCACGCTCTCGTCTCCGCTCGTCGTCCCATTCGCGTTTGCGGACGGAACGTCCACCATCTCGGTGACGATGCCCTACAAGGTGCGCGTCATCGACGTGACCCACCTCAAGGTGGCGGCGAACGCTGGCGGCAACAACACCGTGCAGGTGTTCAACGGATCCGACGCGATTACTGGCGCCACCACTCTCTCGGTGAACGACCAGGTGCTTACCACCAGCGGCTTCTCCATTGACGACAGCAAGATGGATGTCGCGTCTGGCGGTCTGCTGAAGGTCACCTCCACCAAGGTCGGCACGAACAGCGCCTGTATCGTGTACGTCACCGTCCTGCGCGTGGCCTGATGAGCGCGATCGCCCCGCAGCCCGTCTCGCGGTTGACGGGCACGACGGCTGCTTCCGGTAGCACGACGCAGACCGCGCTCGTGCTTTCGGATAGCCGCGTGAAGATCATCATCCGTCGCGTGAAGCTCAAGCACACCGCTGGTGCTGC